TTTATAGATTTTGCATTTATGAATATAGCAGACGACAATGGGAAATTTTGTATTTACCTAAACTTAAAATAAGATGAAGATAAGCGTATTTAAAGACATAAAATCAGTAGCTCCACTCAAAGATACATCAGCAATAAAAGTGCTTGAAGGTATTAGGAACGGATCTTATAAAACAAAGATTGCTAATATTAGAATTGAAAGTGATAAGGCAAAACGTAATCAATTAAAAAGTAAATTACCTTATGCAACTTTTTCGGGAGTATTTACAAGTAGATCAAACGCAAACCTAAAGGCTTCTTCTGGTTTAGCTTGTTTAGACTTTGACAACGTTCAGAACCTTGAAGAAATTAGGCAAGAAATAAACAGCGATAAATATACTTTTTCTTCTTTTCAGTCTCCATCGGGTGATGGGTTAAAAGTACTTGTGAAAATTCCTAGTGTAGACAATAACAACGATTATCAAGACTATTACATTGAGTTAATTAACCACTTTCAACAGTATCACGAATTAGACAAGGGTACAAAAGACATTGCCAGAGCTTGCTATTTGTCTTATGACGATGAGCTTTATTTGAATAATGACAGTGAAACATTTACAGATAAGTTTCATAGACCTTTACCAGTAGAAACAAAGATTGTCAACATTCCTATAACTGATAAAAATGAAGTAGCTGAAATGCTTGAAAAGTGGTTTAAAAAGAAATGGACTACAACCAACAGAAACAATAATCTTCATGCTTATGCTAGGCAAATGAATGCTTTTGGGATTGATAAAAGTACTTGTGTTGAGTATTTACAAAGGTATGATTCAGGAGGGAAAGAGAATGAGATAAATAAGCTTATAGATTCAGCTTATAGATACACAAAGGAGTTCAACACAAGGTCTTTTGAAGATAAAAATACAATAAGTGAGATTAAACATCTTGCAATAGCTGGAGGCAATATTGATAAGCTTAAAAATAAAATCAAAGGAGTTGATTTTGAGAAGGTAAAAGAAGAATTTGAAAAGCATAAGGAAGATTTAAAAGAAGATGAATACTGGTTTTATACCGAAAATGATCAGATAAGACTTTCAAAGTATAGATTCAAAAAGTACTTAGAGCATAATAATATTTTTAAATACTATGCAGATTCAGAAAAAGATGCTTACCATTTTGTAAAGAATGATAAGAATTTCATTTCTCTATTTCAGGAAACAAAAATAAAAGATTTTACGCTTGAAGATTTAGAAAGTAGAGGGCAATACGAACCGTACGAATTGATGGCTGGTACTACTTCCTTTTTCAAAAGAGAGTTTTTGTCTATGATAAAAACAAAAGATGTAAAGGTAAATAGAGATACAATTGATACGTCTTATGTTTACTACCAAAACACAGCGGTAAAGACAACAAAAGACAACATAGAGGTGTTAAAATATTCTGATATTCCTGATCTTATTTGGGAAAATCAAGTAATAAAAAGAGATTTTAAACTAAAAGATGAATCTGATGGTGTTTTCAAAACGTTTCTTTGGAAGGTTTCAGCAGAAAACGAAGACAGATACTATACTTTGAAATCTGTTATTGGTTATTTAATGCACAGTTACCAAAATGAAGGGAATCAAAAGTCGATTATTTTTAATGATGAAATGATAAGCGAAGATGTGCCCAATGGAGGATCAGGAAAGGGATTAATTCACAAAGCAATAGGACACATCAAAAACATAGTAATTGAGGATGGTAAAAAGTTTGATTATAAGAATCAATTTGCTTACCAGAAGGTAAACAAAGACACACAAATTTTGCTTTTGGATGATGTGCCTCAGCATTTTGACTTTAAAAGCTTGTTTTCAATCGTTACGTCAGGAATGACAGTAGAGAAGAAAGGCAAAGATGCATATCAAATACCGTTTGAAGAAAGCCCAAAAATATCAATAGCAACAAACTACACCATAAAAGGCGATGGTGATAGTCATGAAAGAAGGGTTTTTGAAGTTGAAATAGCAAATTATTTCAATGCTAAATACACACCGCAAAACGAATTTGGACACTTGTTTTTCACTGAATGGGATGGTGAAGAATGGGAGAAGTTTGACAATTTTATGATAAGGTGTGTGCAGTTCTTCCTTAAAAACGGTTTAGTGCAATCTGATAAGGTGAATTTAGAATTCAGAAAATTTAAGAATGAAATGGGTCCTGAATTTATTGAATTTATGGAATCGCAAAACTTTGAAGGTTTAAAGATTAACAAAGTAGAGTTTAGAAAGAACTTTGAAGCTAATTATTATCAGGCTGCAAAATTTACTTCACCACAAAAATTTTACTCAAAACTTAAATCCTATTGTGATTTTAATGACATCCAATTAAGAGAAAGTAAATTTAATGGAGCTAATTATTTTTATTTTAATGAAGAAACAGAAGAAGAAGAAGAAACTAAATGCCCGTTTTAATTATGATATTTTTAAGAGATTACCAGCAAGAAATAATTGACAAAGTTCTGTTTCATTTATCATTTGAAAAACGGTGTTGTGTTTCGTTGGCAACTGGAGGAGGTAAGACAATCATATTTTCAGAGCTTGTAAGACGTTTAAAAGGTAAAACGTTAGTATGTGTCCATCGTGAAGAGTTAGTTCGTCAGACGTCAGCTACGCTATCAAAAGAGCATGATTTGTTAATTCCTAAATCAAAACCATTATTAAAAGATGTTTGTGTTGCTATGGTTCAAACATTGAATAGAAGAATGGAAAAAGATTTGGTTGACTTAAATAGCTTTGATAATATAATTATTGATGAAGCTCACAGGGGCGAGTTTATGAAGATATTAGAGGGCTTTGAAGGTAAGGTGATCGGATTGACAGCCACACCAAACTACGAAAAGAAAGAACTTGTTTTTAAATGCTTAAAATGTGGACATGAACAGGCAAAAGCTGGAGACCATTGTAATAGAAAGCTTAAAAAATACAATGAAAAAGTTCCTTTAGCTCATTATTATCATACCTTAATTAAAGGGATTGAAATAAATGAACTAATAAAAAAGGGTTTTCTTGTTCAAGATGAACCTTTTGTTCTTCCTGTTGACACCACTCAATTAATTTATGACCCTAAAAAAAGAGATTACACTGAAGAAAGTATAAGTTTAGTTTTTGGTTCAGAAGAGGCGATACAAAACACAATTCAAAATTATCAGCAATTAGCATCAAACAAAAAGACAATTATTTTCAATCCTAATACATTGGTAAATAAAAAGCTTTATGATGTTATGTTGGATAGGGGTTATAATGTGAAAATGTATGATAGTAAAAACTCTAATGAAAATAGATTTGAATTAATACAATGGTTTAAAGACACACCTAAAGCTGTTTTGTTGAATGTCGATGTGTTTACAACTGGGTTCGATTGTACTGATGTAGAATGTATTTTTTTAAACAGAAAAACAAAGTCTATTAATTTATATTTACAAATGATAGGCAGAGGAGGAAGGATAACAGATAAAATTTTTAAACCAAGTTTTAGAGTTATCGATATGGGAAACAATAACGAAGATTTCGGAGCATGGAGCAAAGCAAGAGACTGGAGCAGTATGTTCAATGATAACGAAAGAAAAGAAGTTGGTAAACCTCAACCAGCAGCAGTAAGAACGTGTCATTCTTGTGAATCAATTATTGCTGCTAATTCTTTAAAATGTGAGGTTTGCGGTGTTGAAAGGCTTTATTTTTCTGGAGGAGTTACTGGAACAGCAGTAAGACAAGTGAAACCAAAATTACCAAAGCCATACAAAATAGTTGAATACTGCGAAAAAGCAAACTTTGATATCTTAAAAGCAAAACATTTAGTTTACTGTCTTATCGCTCAAATGTTTGAAAATACATCTTTTGAAGTGGTTAAACACAAATACATAACTGGTGAACTTTTTAAAAGAGTTAGAATAAAAGTACATCCCTACCACACAGCCATACATAAAAGCAAATTAAAAGGAAATAGAATAAGAACTATTGATGATTTTGCTAATAAAACAATAAAAGAGATTTTAAAAACTTATCAAAATGTCTGAAGATATTCTACAAGCAAAAATTTATAAATGGTATCACAATACCTATTGCACAAAATTAAACAATCCACAGCACGTTATTTTTGCAGTTCCTAACGGTGGGCAAAGGTCAAAGTCAGAAGCAGCCCGTTTTAAGGCAACTGGTTTGGTTGCTGGTGTTTCTGATCTTATAGTGATACAGCCTAATAGAATCATATTTGTTGAGTTAAAACTAGAAAAAGGCAGACAGCAAAAGACACAAATAGACTTTGAAAGGAAGGTAAAAGCATTGAATTTTGAATATTATGTTGTTAGAAGTTTAGAAGAATTTAAAAAAATAGTTGTGTAGTATTATACATTTATGTAGATTTACAGAAACTAAAAACTATTATACTATGAACACAACAATCTACGATCACGAATTTGAATTAAACGGTATCAGCTACTTAGTAGATATTGAAATTTGTGGTGAAGTTACGGATGAAAGCTTTTCCCATGAATTTGGAATTGAACACGCAACAGGTTTTGAATTAACTAGCCTTGAAGTTTTAACGGTTACAAATGAACAGGGGATAGTGACAAACACTGAAATTATTAACCAGATTGAAAACAGGCTGGATTTAGACGATTTTAAACACGTAGAATTTGATTGATATGAAAGAAATTAAACTAACAATAACAGTTCAAAAGCCTTCAGGTTACACATCTACAAAAACGGTTGTGATAAGTGAAGAAGTGCTTATTCAGGTGGAGGAGTTAACTAAAAAAGAAAGGTGATGGAAGAAGATGAAACAGAACACCTAATGAAAGGAGAAAACGGAAAAATATTAAAGGAATCTATAGGCCAGTTAAAAACAAGTGAAATGAAAGCAAAAGAATTAGGAATTAAGGGTGATGCAAAACCTTATCCAATAGTAGCTACAAACAGCGAAGGAGTTAAGATTGTTGAAATTAACAACAAGTATTTTGAATTAAAGACGGATGAAAAATGCAAATTGCTAAAGCAATTAATTAAATGGTGTGAAGAAGAACTACTAACCAACCCCAACGAAAATGGAAACTAAACACATAATCTTAATAACCTTTGCAGTGGTTTACATTGCAGCGGCTATTGTGTTACGTGTTAAGGATAACTAAACATTGTGCCCAGTGCAAATGTCCAAGTCTGGAAAATCTTCTCTAATTTCATTACTCATAGAGCAAATTTAAAACAAACAAATAAATTAAAATCAGGTATAAAACAGCCTTAAATATGTTTTTTAGCAAATAATTGAAAATATGTATAATCGAATCGTAATCATTGGAAACGTTGGGCAAGACCCAACAACAAAAACACTTGAAGGAGGCGCAAAAGTAACCACCTTCACATTAGCAACTTCTGAAACTTGGAAGGATAAACAAGGGAACAAAAAAGAAGAGGTGCAGTGGCATTCTGTGCAGCTTTGGAGGGGGTTAGCTGAAGTAGCTGAAACTTATGTGAAGAAAGGTTCAAAGCTATTGATTGAAGGGAAAGTAACGTATAGGAGCTATGAAAAGGATGGTGAAACTAAATACTTTACGGAAATAGTAGGCAAGGAAATGAAGATGTTAGGAGGTAAGCCACAAAACGATGAACCTTTTTAAATGTTAACAGAATTATACTTTTTAGAGTTTTTATTTTTACTTTGCCTTTATGCTTGATAGGGGAAAAATGGCTGAAATTATAGGATTAATCCATAACAATACAGCGATAACAGAAGAAGAAATTAGCCTAAAACTAGGAATAACATTGGAAGAAACTAATCAAATCATTGATGCGCTTATAGACTTAAAGCTCGTTGATGATTTTGATGGTTTTGTTGCTCGTATTGATTTGGCTTTATTGAATTAATTTGAATTTTGTATATTTACAACCATGGCAAAGAGTGGAGCACCTAAAGAAAATACAAATGCTGAAAAGTGGACTGAAGAAAAAGCAGCTGAACTACTTGAAAAAGCTGTTGAACTGTCTAAAAATACAGACTATGATTTTATTGGTGAAATAGCAAAAGATTTAGATACTTACATTGATGTGTTTGATTATTTAGTTGATAAATTTCCACACTTAAAGAAGCTAAAAACAAGGATGAAAAGGAACTGTGAAGCAAATTGTTTTTCGAACATTAAAAAGGAAAACATTAACACTGGTGCTGGTATCATGAACTTAAAGAGTAACCACGGCTGGACTGATAGAGTGCAAAACGATCACACAACCAAAGGTAAAGAGATTGAACCACAGCCCACTTTTGTAGTATCTTCAAAAGAATCAGGAGAAAATTTAAAAGAGTTTTTAAAAGAATTGAAAGAAAAATAAGAGTGCGCCCCGTTTTTTTGGTAGTAGTTCTTTCATAGTTTAATGTTTGACGGGGTGCGCTTTTCTTATTATGAAAATATCTAAAACATTTGATAAGACTTTGAAAGCTTATAGAGAGGGCTTCAGGTTTATCATAAACAGCGGGGGAAGTCGATCAAGTAAGACGTACAGCACCTTACAACTCCTTTACCTAATAGCCAAGAACGCTAAAAGCCCTTTAATTATTCACATCGTTTCTGTAAGTATTCCACACCTTAGAGATGGTGCAATTACTGACTTTGATCAGATACTACAAAACGAAGGCGAAAACCTTGATGATGTAAAGATTAAAAGCCCTTATACATACACTATTGGTAATAGCACTATTCGCTTTATAGGTGCTGATAAAATAGGTAACACATTAGGAGCACAAAGAGATATTCTTTTTGTGAACGAGGCTAATAATATGAAGTTTAATGTGGTGCATCAACTTTTTCAAAGAACTACAGAAACTTGTTTCATTGACTATAACCCTAGTATAGATTTTTGGGTAGATCAGGAAGGAATATCGAAAAGGGATAATGCAATAGTTCTAAACAGTACTTTTTTAGATAACATTGATAACCTAACAGAAGCCCAAATAACAGAATTTAAGGAGGGCAAGAAAAAGCATGATGAAGAAATAGAAAGAGATCAGAAAGGGCACTGGTTCAACTGGTGGAGGGTTTACGGTTTAGGTAAAAAAGGAGTTGTCGAGGGTGCTATCTTTAACAATTGGTCAATAGGTGAATTTGATGAAACTTTGCCTATAATGTACGGTGTTGATTTTGGATTTAAAGACCCGTTTGTTCTTGTAAGGGTTGCTTATGATGGAAAAACTAAAAAACTTTACACACATGAAGAAATCTATAAAAGCAACTTAGCACCTTCTGAAATCATAAAACTACTAGAAGCTAAGATTCCAAACAAAAACAGTTTAATCTTGTGCGATAGTGCTGACCCTACTCAAATACGAGGGATTAAGAACGCTGGATTCAATGCCATTGGTTTAGGTAAAGAGAAAATTGTTATAGGTATTAGAGCACTGCAAGATTGGGATATTGTAGTTACTTCTGATAGCCTTAATTTAATCAATGAATTGCGTAACTATGTATGGCTAGATAAGCAAGGAGAAGTGCCAATTGACGACTATAATCATATTTGTGACAGTATTCGCTATACAGAAAAATATTATAGATACAAAAATTCTTAAAAAAAAATTGTAGTTTTGGGAATATGAATGTATTTGATCAAAGCACAACAACACCCGAATTTTGGAATGTAATTAATGGGTACAACTATAAAAAAGCAACATCAGACGAAATTGTAAGAGAAGGGTTTCTTGGGAATGAATTAGTTTATGCTTGTGTTTCATCACTTGCGCATGCTTGTTCAGCTTTGCCTTTGAAACTTATGAATGGTGAAGATGTAGTACAAGCAAATGATCCAGTTTATCAAATGTTCTATGATCAGTGGAACAGTAAGCAAGGTAAACAAGAATCAATGTACAAGCTTTTTATCAATTTATTTCTTCATGGTAAGGCTTACACATTGAAGAAGTCAGAAATGGTAGGATTTGAAACCAATGAACTTTGGGTACTACCTACTCAAGAAGTTGAACCAGCACAAGTAACCACAGGATATTTTGAACAAACACCTTACTACCAATTCACTGACAATACAAGGATTTACAAATACTTTCCAGAAGAATTAATAATATTAGAATATTATGACCCTTCACAACTACAAGAGCAACAGGGTGGACTTTCTCCAATTGCTGCGGTGTGGGAAACGGTAACAGCTTCAAACAATAGAGCAACAGCAGAAAAGGCAATGCTTAAAAATAGGGGTATTAGTGGGCTTATTAGCCCAAAGGCTTCCAGCGGTGATGCTGGGGCATTAGGTTTCTCAAATTCAGTTATGGAAGTAGTTAGAAAAGCTTTTGTTGGTTTGACTGGTGGTGCTGAAAAGTTTAACAAAGTTGAGGTTGTTGAACAAGCAGTAGACTTTACACAGCTTGGAATGAATGCTAATGACATGAAGCTGATTGAATCACAATTGCCACACGTTAGGTCAGTTTGTAGAGCTTTGAATTTGCCTTCTCAATTGTTTGGGGATTATCAGAGCAACACTTATTCTAACTACAAAGAAGCAAACAGAGCGATGTATACTAACGCAGTTATCCCTAATGTTAAGCACTTCATAAACGAATTTGAAAAGAATTTGTTTAATCCTTTGAATGATGTTACTGGTGAAAGTTATTATTTAAGAATAGCTACAGAAGAAATTGAGCAGCTTAACAAAACCACTGCTGATGTATTGAAGGAATTACCTAATAATATTAGTGCAGCATTGTTAAACGAAATGACACAGGAAGAAAAAAGGGAATTGATTACAACACTTGGTTTAGATGGAAAAGGTTAAGGAAATAAAGGGAAAGAGTTTAGCCGACATTAAAAAGCTGTTAGACCTTAAAAAAAAGAGTATAAACGATAAAAAGCTAGTAAAAAAATGAATAGAGTAACAGCAATAAAACAGGCAACAAGGGATAAACAAGAAGCTTTAATGCTTAAAAAAGGTGCTTTGAAGTTTAGTGATAGTCCAGTGTTGAACCCTATACTAAGGGATTTGAAAAGCGATGAACCAAACAAAGCACTAATTGAAAGGAATTTACCACTAGATACAGATGAAGCGGTTTACCGTACAATCATAGCGAATACTTACAACTACATGGATAGTCATGATGATGTACACCTGAACAACGTATTTAAAAAGAGCTTAGAAGAAACTAAAAAACTATTCTTATTGCATGATCATAAATTTGAGGTTACTGCTCAAACTGGTAATATCATGAGGGCTTACGAACAGGAAGGAAGGTTTTTGTATTATGGTTATAACAGCCCATTAGACACACAGGCTTTGTTATTAGATGTTGAGATTGAAAGAGCAAAGAATGAATTAGTTTACAACGAATATAAAGATCATAACATCAATCAACATTCTGTTGGTATGTATTACGTTAAGATTGATCTAGCAATTGACAACCAAGACGACAAGGAAGCGTATGCACTTTACAGAAAATACCTTCCACAGATTGGAAATGCTGATGAAGTAGAAAAACAAGGGTACTTCTTTGCAGTTCAGGAGGCTAAATTGAAAGAAACGAGTGCTGTTTTAATGGGTTCAAATCCTTTGACAGGCATCTTTGACAACAATAAAAGCCTAAAAAATGACGATGAGATTGTAAAAATGTTCGATTATTTAGGTAAAAATATAGATAATAAGGAAATTTTTAATAATATTTGTAAGCAGTATGTTGACACTTTCAGCAAAAAGCAGCCGTCTATTGACACTGAAACAGCAAAAAAGCCGTCTTTTTACGAACTAATGAGTAAATAATAATTTAAAACTAAAGAAATGAAATTTAACGAATTTTTAGTATCAAAAGGAATCGGTGAAATCGCTGGTTTGGATGCAGAAAAACAAGCTGAATTGTACAACGAATACAATGATGCTTCAAGAAAAGAAATCGAATCAGCTGTAGCGGCTAAAGCTTCAAAGGAAGAATTAGATGCAATGAAGTCTGAATTAAGCGATACAATGACTAAGCAATTTGTTGCTTTACAGTCAGTATTGAAAGATCAAGGTATCTTAATGAAGAGACTTTCAAGAGAAGAATCAATTGAAAGAGAAGCATCTATCAAGGATAAGCTTCAAGAAAACAAAGATGCTTTGAAGTCTTTAGCTAAAGGAAGTTCAAGAGACAACGTGAGATTCACAGTGAACAAAGTTGTTGGTGATATGTCTTTGGCTGGAAACACTACAGGTCAAATTCCACAGGCTGATAGAAATCCAATGATTGGAGACGTTAACGAAAGAATGATTACTTTACTAGATTTAGTTGCTAGTGGTTCAATCGGTTCTAACGTTAAAGAATGGGTTTATGTAAACACACCAGAAGAAGGTGCTGCTGGAGCAACTGCTGAAGGAGCGTTAAAGAATCAAATTGATTTTGATTTAGTAGTAGGTTCTCAAAAAGTAGAAAAGATCACTGCTTACATCACTGCAACTGATGAAATGTTGGAAGATGTTGAAGGGATTGAATCTTTAGTTCAAAACAAATTGACTACAAAAGTTAGATTGGCTTTAGAGCAATCAGTTTACAATGGTGATGGTGTTTCTCCAAACATGAACGGTATTTACACTGTTGCTCCAGCTTTCGATGCTGGTACTTTCGCAGCAAGTGTAGACAACGCAAATAACGTAGATGTTTTAGCAGTAGCACAGAATCAAATCGAGTTAGCTAACTGCCCAATGCCTACAGCTATTTTCATGAATCCTTCAGATGTAACTTCTTTATTATTGGAGAAAGTTTCTTCAACTGATAAGAGATACATTGAAAGATTACAGTTAATTGCTGGAACTCTTTCTTTTGATGGTGTTCCTGTTGTTAAGTCTACAATGGTTGCAGCTGGTGAGTTCTTAATGGGAGATTTCACTAAAGCAAACGTAGATTACAAGAAAGGTTTCACTGTTGAGATTGGATACAACGCTGATAACTTCGTGAAGAACTTCAAGACAATTAGAGGTGAAGTAAGAGCGGTTTGTTATGTTGAGCATAATGATAGAGACTGTTTTGTAAAAGGAACTTTCGCAACTGCAAAGGCAGCTTTAGAAACTGTTTAATACATAGGTTGATTAATTAAAAAAGGGGCTGTCTTAGGATAGCCCTTTTTTTTTGGCTTAAATTCTCTATATTTACATACAACGATAAAATTTACAGATATGGCAACGAAAAAAGCAAGTCCAGCGAAGAAAGCAGCACCAAAGAAGAAGGCTGTTGTGTTAGATGATAAGAAAATATACAAGTTTGTAGCTGATAAGGATAGCAAACACATGAAGAAAGGTGATACTTTTGAAATGAATGGTTTAATGGCTAAACACTTAATTGAAAAAGGCTTAGGAAATGTTGAAGCTTAAAGCAAACGACTTAAATAAAACTCTTAAAGATGAATTTGTTGATGTTACACTCAACGAATTAGCCACTGCATACAAGTATATCCAAGGGCTTGATAGTGATTTAAAGCACTATTTATTGAGTAAAGGAGAAAAGGAAATTCCAGAAAGTAAGCTGTTTGAGTTTAAAATTCACTGGATCACTTTGTTCAGTGACTTTACTAAAGAAGAGTTGAGACTAATCCCAATGGAGGGGAGCATAAGCGTAGAGTGGTTGTATAAGCACTGTGAACAGTTTATGAAGCAACCCGAGTCTTATGTTCAATTAAAAGAGTTCGACCATAAGAAAGTAACTTATAAGCTTATAGAGCCATTGACAACTATTAGCGGTGCTGAGTTGTTATTTGGTAAAGCTAATTTCAGGCAGTTCATGCTAGGTAGCCAATTGACTTCAATGGTAGAGGCTAACAAGCAACAAACAGCAATCAGTTCGCTGGTGCAATTATTTGCTTTGTTATATTCAGATGGAGAAGATAGCAGCGAAGAAGTTGTAAAACGGTCAAAGGTATTTGGAGAAGTTAACGCTCTTTATGGCTGGTCAGCTTACTTTTTTTTTGTCGAGTTGGTAGAGAGATACAAAGATTATTTCCACTTATCTACGACAGAGAACCCACCAGCGCAAATTCAACGGCTATCAGCTCGACAACAGCTCAAAGCATTACTATCAAAAACCACTTTTGGGAGTTGGTTGCTATCAAAGTTGCGGAAAAAGGAGTTTTCAATACTTACAACATAACACCTTTAGAATCAGTAATGGAAAAGAGAGCGTTTGACGTTTTAAAGATTTTTAACTTAAGTTTAGCACAATGACATACGAAGATTTAGTAAACATATTTAAAGATGCTGCTGGGGCTTATGTTCCTTTAAGTGGCAATTCTTTATCCTTTCATTACGATGCTGTTTGGTATAATAACGGGGCTGCTGCAAATACTTATCCTTCAATGTTGTTTGAAAGATCACCAGACTTTGAGATAATGAGCACACAGTCAAACAATAGAACAGGGCTTCAAACCTTTAGCGGTAAGTTGTTTTTTTATGACACATTCTGGCAAGGTGAAAGACAAATTAAAGAGGCTTATGTGAAGCAAAGCGAATTAAATGAATTAGCACTTCAAATATTAGGTGAAATTAACAGAAGAACAGATTTAGCACCAACAGAAAGAATAAAGTGGGGCAAAGGCTTCTTTGGTTTAGATGTTCATAACCCTAAATTGGTACAGGTATTCATCCCATTTACAGCAACAATAAGAAGTGAGTGTACACCATTACCAGTATGATAAAATCAGGGCTTGACATAGTAGGACAATACATTGTTGATCAGCTTGTGAAGGTGTTGGATGAACAGGGGCATCGGGCAACTGGTCAACTTCAAGACACAATGAAATATTCTGTTACTGAAAGCGGTGGAGGGTTTGATATTACAATAACGGGTAAGGATTATGCTAAGTTTGTTGATCAGGGGATTAATAAGGGTAAATGGGTAAATCCTTATGCACTTGCTGAATGGGTAGAACAGAAAGGAATAGCAACAGGAGAAAAAGAGATTAAAAGTGCTGCATTTGCTATAAGAAGGAAAATATACGACGAAGGAAGCCCAACAAGGGGCAGCTTACAGTATAGTAAAAGCGGTAAAAGAGACGAATTTATAAAGGTTATGCTTGATGAAAACGCAAAAACTATATTTAAGATGGTTGCTGATGTGTTCACTAAAGAAGTTAGTGTATTGATCAGAGAAACAATAAGCAAGAACAGAACAACATTTGAAACGATTTAAGAAATGGCATTAACAATAACACAAATAGGAAACCAAATAAGCACCGAAAAACTAACTTTTCAGGCTGTTAGTGATGATCCATTGACAACTTCTGTTCGTATGGCTATAATTTTCGACCCGTTAGGACTTGAAGAAGCTCACGTATTAGAGCATTTGCCAGACTTCGGAACAACTGATACTTTTACATTTGAGGTTAATTCAATTATGAAAGATTACTTTGATTTTCAGTTTCAACCATTAGAAGGGGTTAATACTTCTGTGATTGACAACGTAATCTTTGGGCTAGGGTTTAATGAAGTATTTGATAACATTGTGCAAGGTGCATCATTTAGAACGGGTTCAGTGACCTATAACATGACACAGGACACTTTCGAAATAGAGGACTTTGATTTAACTGATTATGATTGTGGGGATAGTGGAAGCCTAAACAGTAAGCTTTTGACTTCTGCACCTAATCCTTTACCGATTGGAGATAACACAAGTTTGCATATTAGCTGCCTTACTTCTTCTTATACTGGTACAACACCTAAGCAAGAATGGGTAATTGAAACTTATTTGAATAACGTTTTAGTGTTAGCAACGACTGAAGATGTAAACGTACCACAAAGAGGAATAGATTTAACTTATTTAGCTGATGGTAATTATGACATTGCTGTTTATAGGTTTGATTTTAATTCTGCTGATGGTTATGATGAGGTTAGAATTTACATTCGTGATATTGCATCACCTTTCACAGTAAGAAGTGAAACAAGAGCGTACAAACTTAGAAAAGACTGTGAAAAAACAATTACTTTAAGCTGGTACAATGAACTTGGAGCACAAGATTCTTATACTTTGGCTGGAAATATTACAAGAGTGGGCAAGTATCAAGATAGTACTTATAGAAAAGTAAGACCTGTAAACCCTAGTTCAACTGATGTAGGGGATTTGGTTTACAATTCAAGTTATAACTACCAATACGACCTTTTTAGCGATAGAATGCCAGAAAACAGCGTTCAATGGCTTTCAAAGATGTTGATTAATAGAAGGGCAGCGATACAAATAGAGGGTTTATATGGTGATGGTAGTAAATACCTATACAACTTCTTCACAATTAACAACGGTGTTGAAGGTGATGGAAGGGTAAGCGGTGGAATTGTGAACAATAATTTATCTGGATGGGTAGTTCCTACGGTTTCAGAATTTCAAACACTATCAACTTTTTTAGGTGGTGATCTTGTAAGCGGTGGAAAAATGAAAGAGGCAGGTTTTGAAAATTGGTCTGCACCAAATACAGGCGCAACTAATGAAAGTGGTTTTACTGCCCTACCTAATGGGAATAGGACTGATGCTGGTTTGTTTATTGGAACTGGTTTTTCTTGGTCTTGTTGGGCTTCTGATGTGGATGTAAACAATTCAGTTAGCTTAGGCGGTTTTGATGCTGATTTAGTTTTTTCGTTACTAGACAACAAAAATGGTAACAGTATAAGACTTGTAAGACCAGCAACAGGAAGCGAAACAAACGGGCAAGTATTGGAAGGAGCTTACAAAGGTAACAACGGTTATTTTTATGATGGTGTTGTTATTGGCACTCAAGTTTGGATTTTAGAAGATTTGAAAGAAACTAAATATAACGATGGTTCAGATATTTCAATAGTAGAAGATTCAGGAGCTTGGGGGCTTTTGGCAACTGGTGGAGTTTGCACTTATGAAAATGAAACGGTTGTAACTACATTGCAACAACCTAAATACTTTCCTATAGTAATTGAAACAGAAGAAAGTACTTTAGAAGATAAGTTTGCTCCAAGTACATTGTTTAGAGTTAAATTCAGATTAGCTAACAGAAGAAAAGGTTTGAAATAATGAGAGAATTGCAACTATTTATACTTGATTTGGCTGGTAATCAGTTAGGAGAATTAGAACTAACTGATAGTGATGATTTTGCTTTGAAGCTAACTAAATCAATTGCATCAATTAACGATTTAGGAAGGCGAAACACTTCTTTTAGTTTAGATTTTGAAGCACCACAAACAAAGAACAATAACAGGCTTTTAGCTGGGCTTAGATTCGCTTCACATACTAAGGAAGTGTTAGGAAAAAAGCCTTGTGCTATAATGGTAGACGGAAATCAAGTTGATAGGGGGTTTCTATACGCTTTTGCAAGTGATACAGAAGGAGAATACAAACTAAACTTCAAGGGGCTTAATAATGATTGGGTGGAGAGGTTGCGAGATGTTGAACTTAATCAATTGAATTGGCGTGATCATATTACAGGGCTAAGAACAGAAGAAGCAACAGAAAGCTTTACAGGGTTGAGAATTGACGAATTAAACGCTCAAAATTCTGAAAACTTTGATATTATTTACCCTTACATAAACAGGAACAACAGTAGCGACGTAAAAAGCTTTAGACCTCAACTTCATTTAAGGTCAATCATCATTTCAATGTTTGAAAAAATAGGTTACACAATTGACAGTGATTTTATTGAAAGCGATTGGATAAAAGGCGGTGCTGCTGTTACTTATGAGGATTTATACAGCCATTCTTATACACATTTAGGGCTTTCTATTGATCCAGCTTTTCAAATGAAAAGGGATGAGGCAGAATTATTAAGCTATGCACTTACTCAAAAAGTTGAGGCACTACCACCAACGGCAACACCCCCAAGTTCATGGACTGGGCAAAATTACGGGCTGTTAAACATTGGAGCAACACCAGCAGCGCCAAGTATTAGAAACATTTACAGATTCCCAACATTAATAAATGACATTATCAAAGACGATTCAAATAGGTTTGATGAATTGACTTCTGAATATACTGTAGGAATTTCAGGAGTCTATAATTTATCATTCAATTTCAACTTTGAATTTGCTTATTATGATACAAATATTCTAGATTGGGAGCTGTTTAACATTAATCAACAACAGCTATTGATCACTGCTCCTTCATTTAGTTGGGTGGTTGTTAAGAATAATACTTCTGATATTGCTATTGATGGCACACCAATTTATACAACGCTTCCACAGGCTCAAACTTATGATAGCTTAAATGTAAATTCTTTGAATTTGGTAGCTGGTGATAAAATCAGTGTTTTTATTGCCTTTAAGGATGATGCCTTAGATGATAGCGGTCAACCTTACTCTTGGAATAATTGGAGGGCTAGAATAAACAACGATAGTCAATTAGATATCACTTTAAAGGCTAATTTAGAGCTCGGAGACATCTTTAGAATAAATTCACACATACCAAAAGGAATAAAGTGTTTGACGTTGTTACAGGACTTTAAAACAATGTTTAATCTTTACTTTGAAGCTGACCCAGATAGGAGGGTTGTAACTATTGAACCCCGTGACGATTTCTTTAAAAATGAGTTAGTTGATATTACTGAAAAGATAGACTTCAATAATAGCCCAACATTAAACTATTTAACTGACTATAAGAATGAAATGGTTTTTAAATACAAAACCGATTCAAATGATAAGTATTTAGAGCAGTGGAATAAAACCAATGATAGGGATTACGGGAAATATACTTACTCACTGCAAAATAATGAACGTTTTGAAAAAGGTCAAAGTACATTAACCACAACTTTAATCAGTGCAACGATTCAAGGCAAACTTGATAATAGTGAAATAATGACCTCTATAATTAAAGAGGAGGCACTTGCAAAGGATAACGAAGGAAAGCCAGTTAATGACAATTACGGCACAAGGGTTTTCCAATTGGTTAGGGGTAAACAATATGATTCAGCAAACAACGAAAGGAGAAGTGCAAGTCCTGAAATTGTCACTGTTGGAATAATGGAAAACTTCGATAACACACCGACTGTAGAAGATAGAAAGTTAACTTTTGTAGGTGAAAACGGTTTAGTTTGGGATTATTACAGAAAGACACTAGCAAACATTGAAGACACTGCCGTACTTGGAATAAGTTTAAATCTTACATTGTATGACTTTATTTCATGGGATTTAAGAAAGGTTTATTTTATCAGTGAACCAGCAGAACTTTCAGGTCACTACATTACTGACAGCATTAAAAACTTCAATGTAACAAAAGAAGGCTTAACAAATGTTACCTTAGTGAAGTTCAAAGATTATAGACCCTCAGAAGTGCAAGGTGGTAGCGGTAATGTTGACATAATTACAGATAACATTCCAGAACCAGAACCAATACTTTGTACTGTTAACGGTGCTATTGTTAATTGCTTGGATAATGATTTACAAATAATGTTTAAAATATAGATATGGCTGATAACGAAATTATATTAAAAGTTTCCCTTGATGGTGCAGAAAAGGAAACTAACAAGCTTGTTAAATTACAAACTGAAATTGATAAACTTGCAGCACAAAAGAAAGCATTAAATCAAACTGAAAAGGATTTAGCAAAGGCTGTTAAAGAGGGTAATATAACAAGAACCCAATACACGCAACAACTGAAAGAGGTAAAAGCTCAACAAGTTGAAAATAATGCTGCTATAAAAGCAAATAAAGCGGTTTATAGAGAAAACGAAAGGCAGTTAATAAACAACACCAAAGCACAACAATTAAACAAGGGTTCTTTAGTTCAGTTAAGAGCAGCACTTGCAAGAGATACTTTTGAATATGATAGGCTTACAAAAGCCAGTAGACAAAATTCTAAAGAGGGTATAGCATTAAAGAAAAGTATTGATAATCAAGTTAAATCTTTAAAGCAATTAGAAAAGGAAACTGGAAGAACTCAAAGAAATGTTGGTAACTATGGTGAAGCGATGAATGACGTTTTGCCGATTATGGGTGGCTTTGGTGGTCAAATTATGGCTGTTCAGCGTTCATTGGGTGCGATTCAAGGAGCACTTGGAAAGGTAACCACAGCACAAAAAGCTAATGCAGTAGCAACAAACACAACGAGTAAAAGCTTAAAAGGTTTTAGACTGGCACTAATCGCAACAGGGATAGGTGCTATTGTTATTGCTTTGGGTTCTTTGGTTGCTGCTTTCTTATCTACTCAAAGAGGAATTGATGCAGTTACAAGCGTATTAAGACCACTGCAAGAAGTTTTTCAATCTTTAATTGGCGTTGTTCAGGATTTAGCGACAAGGGGTTTCGATAGATTAAAAAAAGCAATTGCAAACCCAAAACAAGCACTGGAAGATTTTGGAAACTTTATAAAAGATCAATTTATAACAAGGGTTTTAGCTATTCCTAAAGCGTTTGTAGCTATCAATAAATTAATACTTAATTCAATCAAATTACTAGGAACGGAAATTAAAAAAGCTGTTGCTGATGTTCCATTATTAGGTAAATTAGTTGATAAAGAAACGATTGAAAATGATTTAAAACTAGCTAAACAAGCGGTGTTAGATTCTGCAAAAGAATTATCTGATGCACAAATTGAATTGACACTAGGTGTTGATGCTGATAAGGTTAGAAAGGCTGGTGAAGAAGCTGGAAAGTTTTTTAGTGAAGCTGCTGCAAGAGGTTCAGAAATTGACCGATTGACAAAAGAAATTGAGGTGGCACAAATCACCTTAAATAGAGAACTTGCAAAGGGTTTAAGAATCTTTGAAGAACAAAGAAGCATTGCAGAAGATACAAACAATTCAACACAAGTAAGATTAGCAGCAGCAGCAAAAGCACAAGAGCAACTAAAAGCAAATGTGAAACTTGAAAAGGATCAAATAAATAGAGAATTGCAACTTGCTAAATTAAAGACTGAAGCAAACGATACAGACAGAGAAGCAAAGCAAGAAATTCAAGAACTGATTGGAAGAACAGAAGAAATTGAAGCAAGGGCATTGAAGAAAGGATTATTGCTTAGAAATAAAGCAAATTCAATCGTACAAAAAGCAGAAAAAGACAGGCTAAAAGCTATTGCTGATGAAGAAAAAGCAAAAGAAAAAGCTGCTGATGATGAAATTAAAAGACAAACAAAAGTAATTGATGCACAAATTGAAAGTTTAAAATTACAAAGGCAGTTAGAACTTGCTACAATAGACGAAACAAACGAAGAAAAATACCAAAAAGAGTTAGAACTTCAAGACAAAATTGGAGCTTTAAGAGTTGAAAAAGCTAAGTTGAATGGTGAAGAAGTAACAAAAGTTGAAACTGAAAATATCATTGCAACACAGGAAATAAAAAACACTGAACAAAAAAGAATTGATGAAGAAGAAAAGGTAAGGATTGAAGAACAAGAAGCTTTCAAAGATCAGGTAAGACAACAAGGGGTTGATTTAGCAGCACAAGCTGGAAAAGCTTTAGTGGATGGAGCACAAGCAAGAGCAGAAAGAGAAAAGGATATTGAACTAGCAAACCTAAATGCAAGGCTTGAAGCTGGAACGATTAGTCAAGAAGATTTTGAAAAGAAAAAGCTTGACATTGAAAAGAGAGCGTTTAATAAAAAGAAAAGATTAGATTTAGCTGTTGTTGCTATTGATTTAGCAAAAGAAATAAGCGCTATTGCTGCTGCTGCTGCTGCCAATCCAGCCAATGCTGTTACCTTTGGTGGTGCTGGTGTTTCACAAGCAGCGGTTTTAACTGGTATTGCTGTTGCTCGTAGTGCTATTCAATCTGGAATTATAGCAAGTCAGAAGTTTGCAAAAGGTGGTGTAATTCATGGTGCATCACACGCTAACGGAGGGGTGCAAATTGGTAACGGTATTGAAGCTGAAGGAGGTGAAGCAATCATAAACAAAAAAAGCACATCTAAACATTTGAATCTTTTATCTGCTATTAATCAAGATGGCGGTGGGGTTGCTTTTGGTTCTCCAAATGTTGGAAGTATTGGGAAATTTGCTAACGGTGGAATTACACCAAGCGTATCAGTACAAAATGAAAGTGTTGATTTAACAGAATTAAGAGATGCTATACTAGAAGCACAAGCAAGTATAAAAGTTACAAACGTTGCAAGTGAAACAACTGGGATTGCTAATAGAGTACAACAGATTGAAGATTCAGCATCATTTTAATGAAAATATCGACTAACTACTAAAAAAGTTCGATTATTTAACTATATTTGATTCAGACAATTAAGAGTTTAACAATATAAATTAATACAAATGGCAGAATTTTGCGAATTAACAGACAATATCACTAACCAATGTGGAGACGATTTTCCTTTGGCTGGTTTAGGATTTTTATACATTGCACCAGTTAGACAGGTGGATTTAACAGCAACAGTTTTTGATGCTGCAACGCATGACATCACAGCAATCGCTTTGAAAAACACAGGTAAATTTGTAAAAATTGAAGGTAGAGTATCAACTAAAGATTTAGCAACAGAGAACGCTAAAGATGGTGGTGGAAATGTGTTTAACTTGACTGCAAATGCAATCATTCCAAACTTAGATACTACAAAGTCTTTCTTATTGGAAACTTATGGAAAGCAAAAATTAGTAGTTATTGCTGAATTGTTTGAAAAAGATGGTGTTTCAGGAAACAGAAAAGCGGTTGTTATTGGATTGGACAACAAAATGCTTACTGATGCTGGTGCAACTTTCGCTTTTAACAACACTGTAGAAGCTGAACAAGGAGGTGTAAACGGTTACAACTGTGTGATAACAGCGGTTCAAGGTGAATCAACTAGATTTATGAAAGGTGATATTACTGTTGAAGATGGTTTAACAGGTGAAACTGTAAGCCTAGGGTAAAACTTAGGTTTTTAAATATAAACTGAAAGCCCTACGTTTAAAAATGTGGGGCTTTTTTTGTAAATTAGAATTATGGAAAAGAAAGAAGCAAAAAAGGAAGTTAAGAAAGTAGTTAAAAAGTACAAGGTTTTAAAAAAATCTGTTGGAACTGGTTTAACTTGGAAGGGTGAATTAATCACTTTGAATAATGGACTAGATCAGAAATTGTTGAAGGAATTATTTAACGCTGGTTTAAAAGCTGTTATCAATGAGTAATATTTTAACCTCAACAGAAATTAAGAGCATTGTTACACCTGTTGTAGCATTTGACCCTTCATTCTTTGATACTTCTATACAGTTCATTGAAGATACTGTGATCAAGTGCATCTTAACAGAGGATTTATATGATGCTTTGGTGTTAGCTGTTGCAAATCCACCTTTAAATGCTGCTTATCAGGCTTTATTTGATAGGGTAAAACTTGCTGAAAGCTACGCTGTTGCTTTCGCTAGTTATGAAAAGGATTTAGAGAGAGAAACAAATAATCAAGGGATGATGGAAAACCACACCCAGTACAGCAAAACAGCAAACGCACAAAGCACTGATAGGATTTTAGCAAAGATCAAGGAAAGAGAGTTTTTCTATTGTGAAGAATTAGGTAATTTCTTACTTAATAATTCAGATGATTATCCATTATTTGATGCTGATGCTATACTTTATGAACCTAATTTTAGAAGATTCTTCCCGATATGAGTAATTTGCATGTAAATTTAGACGAAGCTAATAAGCACACGCCTAAAGGATTTGATTTAGTAGGTAATAACACATTTCCAACGAAAGACGAAAACGGGCTTTCAACTTATGAGGAAAGAATGTCTTTACCCAAAGCAATTAATTTTGTCGATGGTACTTTGGCAGCTCCTTCAACTGCTGATGGTGATGTATTTGTATTAACTGGAAGTGGAACGATTCATCCTGATTGGGGTTCTGCTACTTTTGATGATTGGGTAAGGTTTACAAACTCAACAGCGGTTAAAATTAGCCCTTTAGCTGGTTACTTATGCTTTGATGTAACTGCAAACGAGTGGAAAGAATATGATGGTGCTGATTGGGTTGTGCATGATGATACAGGAGCAACTAATTTATCTTTAGGTCCAATATCATCTACAGCAATGGATGTTAATTCCAGTACAGGAACTAACGTAACATTAACGGCTGCTGATGGAACTTTTGCTGGTGTTATGCCTTCTGCAAAGTTTAACGAAGTAGAAGCGAACAATTTAAAAGTTACCAACGCAACACATACAGGAGAAGTATCAGGAAGTGGAGCACTAACAGCACAACCAACGATAATAAGCAATAAGATAACGTTAGGAAGTTTAGCAGGTACGGAAGAATTTTTAATAAATGATGGGGGCGTATTAAAAAAGGTTTTGGCTAGTAATGTAGGGGGGGGTGACACTATTTTCACAGGTGGCACGATGTCCACAACCTCTACCATTACAATGGCTAATAATGATTTACGCTTTACAGGTGGTAGTACTAGTTTTGGGGCTGTAATAGACCCACAGTCTAAATTAGTCTTACAAGCAGAGGGCGAAACATACGCCCTTAGAGTAAATAAAAGCGGTGGTGCATTAAATGTTTTGATTCGTGATGACGGGGCTATTATGATGCAAAATGATGTTACTATTGGTTCTTTTATCCAAAATGCAGCAGGTTTATTTGTAGCGAATGGAACTAGCAGCACTAGGTTAAGAGTTGATACAGATAGCGGTGCTTTTACATTTGTTGTGCAAAAAAATGGCAATGTCTATGCTTCACCTAACTATAACACAAATGGAGCTGTAGGAATTGGAGTTAGTCCAAACACAAGTTTAGGGGGTAATCCTTATTTAAAAATAGCCTCAAAAGGAGCAGCGAACAATATTTTAGGAGTTTACAAAGATGGTGTTGCAACACCCTCTTTATTTGTTGATTCTAGTGAAAATGTAGGAATAGGCACAGCAACACCAACTGCAAAACTACAAGTAAAAGGCACAGGCGCAACTTCAGGAACTACGGCTTTATTAGTTCAAAATTCAACACCAGCAGAACTATTTAAAATAACAGACGATGGAAGCCTTTTTACAGTAGGTTTTCAAGGATTCACAGGAACAGGAGCTTATACAAACTTTACTATTAAAAACGGAATAATAACAGCAGCAAGTTAAAAATATGATAACAGTAACACCAAACACAAACAAAATCTACTTTAAAGGTACAACAGTTGAACTATCCTCAGTAGTGGCACGATTAGAATTTGCAGCGCCTAAAGATGGAAAGCAAATACAAGTAGCACCGTATTATTACGCTGATTCAGCAGCCTACGAAAACGGGGATGAAACAATTTCCATTGAAGGGGTTGAAGGCTTTTTATTAAGTGCTAAATATTACGATTTAGCTTTAGGAACTGATCCAGAAACTTATGATCCACAAACAATCCAAGTTGCACATGATAAAGTGAAGGAAGACCTGGAAAGTTTAGGTTATACAGTTGTTATTTCTGGAATTTAGTATATTTACTAAAAAAACGTTATGGAAGAACAAAAAGAAGAATTAACAATTGAACAAAGAATTGAAAGTTTAAAAGCACAACAAGAACAAGCGAAAGAGGTTTTTATAAAATGCACAGGAGCGATTGAAGTGCTTGAAGCAATGTTAAAAGAAGACTAAAATTATTAATCAGGTGGAGGATAAAAAATACAAAGATGGTTGGAGTGAATATGCTCAAAGCATACTGGAAAAGTTAAAAGAGCTTCATTCTGATAATAAGGAAACTAAAAAGTCAATTGATGAACTTAAATTAGCTGTTGAAAAGCTTAAAATTAGTAGTGAAGAAGTTGATAATTTGAGGGACTGGAAAAGAGACGTTTGTGAGGTTTGGAGTGCTACAAACATGGAAGAAGCACAAAAGGAAATCTATATCCAAAAGGGCAAATGGTCACTTGTTTACGGTGTTATTTTAGCTATTCAAGTTGCATGGGTGTTAGTTATAGCTTATTTAAATAAGTGATGTGCGAAAAGATTGATAAAATAGAGCAGTTGACAAAGAAAATGACAGATTCAATGGAATTTGTTGATCAACTTACTTTTGCTTTGAACACATCCAACGAGGGTATCGCAATACTTGACAAAGATGGAAAGTACATTTACCTAAATCGAGCACATGAAAAAATGTTCAAATATGGAAGGGGTGAAATGTTGGGGCAAACTTGGGAAATTCTTTACACTGATGAACAAGTAAAGTACTTTGTTGAAAATGTGTTTCCAGAAATTGAAAAGAGGGGTAAATGGAGTGGAAAAGATGTAGCAACGGCAAAGGATGGAAGTTTAGTAAAAGAAATTGTTTATTTAACTGCCTTACCTGATGGGGGGTTAGTTTGTACTTGCATAAAAGATGATGATTAAAAGCAAAATAGCACAAATCTACAAGGGAATAATAGGTTCACTGGACAATAAAAAGAACAGTGGATTCAGTGCAAGGAAAATTAGTGTTTTGGTGATTATGGTTTGCATCATCTTTATTCACTTAAGCTGGTTAAAACACGCCTTTCTTCGTGAAGATTATGATTATATTATTGAAATATTAAGCATTGACAGCCTTTTTGTTTTGCTCCTTTTGGGTATAGTTACCATTGAGCAAATAAGCAAGTTAAAAGGGCATCAATCACAACAAACAAAAGAAATTAAGTAATGGCAGCACCTGACCCAATAATACCACCAGACCCAATAACAGCAAATGTTGATTACCGTTATGATGGTTGTTATCAATCTATGGTATTAGTATTGCTTCAAAGGGTAGTAGATGCCAGTGGAGGAGGTGGGGCAAATCCACAACTACAGGAAATAATTGACGAACTAACAGAACTTAATGGAAAGGTTGCAACAGAGGCAACTTTGGAGGCTGCAAGGGTGTTACTTGCTTCATTAGATTCAAAGGATTTTGCAACACAGGCAAAACAAGATAATCAAATAACACTTTTAACAAGTTTAGATTCCAAAGACTTTGCAACACAGTCAACGCTTGAATTAATTAGGCTGCTTCTAGTTTCACTTGATGGAAAAGATTATTCAACAGAAACAACATTAGCTTTAATCAAGCCCGTTTTAGACACTATTAAAACAGATACGGTCAATTTAGACGTTGCACTAAGTACAAGAGCAACAGAAGCCACTTTAGCAGCTATTAAAGCTGTAACAGATCAATTAACTTTCACAGGTGGAGACTTAAATGTAAATGCTTCTGTAACACTTCCAGCAGGTTTAGCAATTGAAGCAAAGCAAGACGATCAGATAACACTTTCAACCGCTGCAAATGCTTTATTGACTAGCTTAGAGGGTAAAGATTTTGCAACACAAACAACTTTAGAAGCGGTTAGAGTTTTAATTGCCTCTTTAGATGGTAAGGATTACGCTACAGAAACAACTTTGGCACTGATTAAACCCGTTTTAGATAACATTAAATTAGATACTGCAAACTTAGATGTTGCACTAAGCACAAGGGCAACAGAAGCTACATTAGAATTAACAAGGCTTTTGTTAGCTTCTATTGATGGAAAAGATTTTGCAACCGAAACAACGTTGGCAGCAATCAAAACACAAACAGATAAATTAACCTTTACTGTTGGTGATCTAAATGTTAATTCAACACCAAACGCAGCGAGTAAAGAACCTTTATCTTATGATGCTTGGAACAGACCTAAAAGCGTAAATGATAATTCTATATTTCATGGAATGTTTACTTACAATGTACCAATTACAACATGGTACGAGACTGTTAATGGTGTTGAGGGGGCTATAACGAACTCAACAAGTGTTGATGGTTCTTTGAATGTATTAGCTGGAGCAACTTTAAATGATGAAACTTGTTTAAGGTCTTACAGAAACCCAAGATACGAACCTAACAGAGGGGCTTTATATTCAACGGCTGGATGGTTTACAAATCCAACTGCATTAATGACTAGGGAATTTGGAACATTTACAGCGGAAAGCGGTGTGTTTTTCAGGCTTAAAAGTGGAGGTACTTTAGTTGGTGTAATTAGAACAACAACAACAGCAGGAGGAACAGTAGACACAGAATATTCTTTAACTATTCCTGTAGGGGTTGATTTGTCTAAAAACAATGTATTTGATATTCAATATCAATGGAGAGGAGCTGGAGATTATAAATGGTTTATAAATTTACAAGAGGTTGCAAATTCTAATACTTTGGGTACTTTAACTCAATTATCAATGTTCAACCCAGCATTACCAGCAGCATGGAACAGTATTAATTTAGGTGATAATTCGCCAATGAATTTTGGTTGTGTAGACATCACAAGTGAAGGTGGAAAAGACAACGGCAAAACATACGGATCAGTTAATATTAACAATCAAAGCGGACAGGTTTCAATAAGTGGAACGGGTAATTTTAACATACCAATAATTGCAATTAGAAGTAAAGCCACTGTGGGCGGTTTGATTAATACTAGAGACACTTTAGCATTGTTGGCTAGTGCTTATGCAGACCAACGTTCAATCATTCGTGTATGGGCTACAAGAGACAACACAGCAATAACGGTTAATGATCAATCTTGGGTTGATTTTGGTGATGGACATCTAGAATACATTCAGTATGACAATCCACCAGTAACTAATGAAATGACATTTGACACTTCAAAAGCCACTTTAATCTTTGGAGCAAGAGTAGGAATAGATTTAACTTACGCAACAAGTGCACTATTTGAGGGTAGAACAGAAATATACTTAACGCCAAATGATACATTCATATTTACTATGCACCGAGAAACAGGAGCAGCGGTGAATTGCGGAGTCACATTTGAGTTCTGCGAGCTTATATAATTGATAATAAAGTACTTACAACTTAAAACAACACAATGATAACAGTAATAAAAACAGGCAACATTTTAGAGGCTACGCATTCTGAAGGATCAATTGACAAAATAGCAACAAACACCGTAACAGGTTCGAAAATTGTTATGTTTAGAAATTCAGAAATGGTTGAAAGTGATTTACTAAGTGAAAATGAAGAGCTTTACCAGCACTCAATGTTTGACACTATTAACGGGGCTTCAGTAGCTACACAGGAAGAACTTTACACAGAACTTAAAAGCTTATTATGAGTAACATAAAAGATTATTTTAAAATTGAAGAGCTAGTGGATAAAACTGTATTTGAAAAATATGGTGAAACAGCTTGGAAGTTTATTGATAAAGATTTACTAGCCTGTTTATTGGTTGTTCGTGAAGGTATAGGATTTCCAATGACTATAAATAATTGGAAGTGGGGCGGTACTTTTTCACAAAGGGGATTAAGGCACAACATGAGTGAACTGGTTAAGAAGAAAACAAAACTCTATTTAAGTGCTCACATCTTTGGTAAAGCGGTTGATTTTGACGTACAAGGGATGGATGCGGTTGAGGTTAGAAAGTGGATTGTTGCAAATGCTGATAAATTCCCTTGTAAAATAAGATTAGAAAGAAATTTAGCTGGTATTCCTATTAGCTGGGTGCACTTGGATATAATGTCTGATGAAAGCAAACCGAAAGTTTATCAATTCGATGTATAGAGTAGTTTTAATATTAGCCCTTTTTACTTCTTGCGTATCTTCACAAAAGAAGCTACAAAGGAGAATTGAAAAGCATGGAATAAAAGAAAGCATTACATTCGTTTATAATAAATATCCTGAATATTTTGAAACTAAAGACACTGTAATTCATGACACTATTATAAAAGTTGACAGTGTTATAGTGCCAGAAATCGACACAACGCTAATTTTAAGCGATTCTAGCAACTTTTATCACTATCGCAGTGATTCACTTAGCTTGGTAATTAATAAGCTAACAGGGCGCACTAAAATACGCATCAAGCAAAAAACAATCTATTTACATGATACAACTTTTGTAGAAGTTCCATGCCCTGAAATTAAATGTCCTGAAATTAAAGACTACACGAAGCAGAAAAACAACTTTCAATGGTGGTGGTTAATTGTTGGTGGATTGGTTTTAGGGCTGTTCTATATTTGGATGAATAAGAATGTTAAAAACTGACATTTGTAATAAAGTTACATTTTTGTATATTTGAAGCATGACAATAATAGAATTTATCAAATCAATAGCTCAATTAAACGATACAAGCATCAAAGAAATAGGTGCTAAAATTGGAAGGGGCAAAAGTACAAGCTTCTGGAGAACGGTTACGACTAACAAAATCCACGCTGAAGAACTAAAGAAAGTGATTGAAAGTACTGGTGAACCGTTCATCATAAAATACAAAGGCAAAGAAATTCACATTAAATAAAACGCTGGTTTTTGATTGTTTTAATCAGTGTCTGACAGGGAAAGGAGGTGTAAAAACTTCCTTTTTTTGTGCAATTTTGTAAAATAATGTTGAAAAAGTTTTGAAAAAGTTGTGTAGGAATATATAAAATTGTATATTTGACAACAGATAGGAACTTAAAAAAACAAATTATGGAAGTAAAAGAAATGGTAAGATTACAATTGATCGACATGAAGATCGACATTGAAATTGAGGTTTACAAAGCAAGTATTAACCGCTTAAAAGGAGAAAATGAACTTTACACAGAAAGAGATTTCCCTGAATTGGTTGAGATTAACAACAAGTGGATAGCAAAATATCAAGAAAGAATTGATTTATTAAACGATTTAACAAAATAGAATTATGAAAGCACTAATTAAAGTACAGGCAGCATTGAAAGCTCCAAAGTCACAGTTTAACGCATTTGGGAAGTACAAGTACAGAAACCAAGAAGATATCTTAGAAGCTCTTAAACCGTTATTAGATGAACACGGTTTGTTATTAACCTTAACAGATGAAGTAAAAGAGATTTGCGAAGTATTATTCATTGAAGCAACAGCAACTATAACAGATGGTAAAGAAACAATTGTAGTAAAGTCACAAGCTGGACTAGACATTAATAAGAAAGGAATGGACAAAGCTCAATGTTTTGGCAGCTCGGGAAGTTACGCTCGAAAGTATGCGTTAAATGCCATGTTTTTAATAGATGATACAAAGGATTCAGATGCAACTAATGACCACAAGCCAAAGAAGAAAGCTAAACCTGAATTAACTCCTGAAAGATTTTTGAAAGCAATTGAAGCTGTTAAAAGCGGAGACTTTTCACCAGAAGAATTAAAAGCAAAGTACAGCCTAAAAGAAGTACAGATAGCCAAATTAAACGAATTAGTATAAAACAATAAAAACAAATAAGATGAAAAATTTAAAAGTAAGATGTTCAAGCCTTCACAAGTTAATGACTAACCCAAGAGGCAAAACAGAAGAATTAAGCGCAACAACTAAAACATGGTTGAAAGAGTTAGTGAAAGAAGAAGTTTTCGGATATAAGCCACAACTAAACACACCAGCAATCAACAAGGGGATAGACTATGAAAACCTTTCTATTGATCTACTGAATGAAGCGACCTTTAAAAGCTTTGTAAAAAACGAAGAAAGAAAGAATAATGACTTCCTTACGGGTGAAGCTGATATCGTAACAGAAGACGAAATAATTGATGTAAAAAGTTCATGGAGTTTAGAAACATTCCCAGCATTTGAAGAAGATGCAAAAGCCAGTGTAAAAAAAGCTGGTTACGAATGGCAGTTAAGAGGGTACATGATGCTTTGGAACAAACCAAAGGCTAGTATTAAATATTGCATGATCTCAACACCTGATGCACTTCTAAAAGACTGGGATAACCAAGCGATTCACAAAGTTGACCACATAGAACCAACAAAGAGAATTAGCTCAGTATCATTTGAAAGGGATGAAGCAATAGAAGAAAAGATAATTGAACGCTATGAAGTGGCTAACAGATATTACAAGCAATATTTAAACGAACTAACAAGTAAATAACATGGGACTAACGATAAAAGATATTAGGATAGTACAGATAAAAGGCGGTAAGTTGAACGTGATTGAAGTTAATTATGGTTCAGGCTGGGAAGAAGTAAAAAAAATTAAAACAGATAAGAAATGATAACAGCACTAATAACAACAACGGCAATTTTTTATATTAATCACTTAATTAAAACAGCATGAATGATAAACTAAATTTTAGCCTTATAGAGCAAGAAAGAAAGTTGGCACAGGCAAGAGAAGAGCTACACGATGAAAACCTAACACAGGGGCAAATAATAGCCTTACACGTTGAAATTGAGAAACTATTATTTTGTATTAAAACATTAAACTTTATTAAGTCATGAACGAAGAAGAACAGTCAATAATGCCCTTTACATATTTGGGGCTGGATGTCACTAAAAAAATAGGACTAGAAAGAATTATGAAAGTTGTTTGTGATGAATTTCAAATAGATGTTGATATGATCACCAGCAAGAAACGACAAAGGCATATAGTTGATGCTAGACACATATTTTGCTTTTTAGCTTCAAAAGCATACGGAAGATTCACGCTAAAACAAATAGGTGGTTTAATAAATAGAGATCATGCCAGTGTACTTCATGCAAAGAAGAAAGTGAAGGATTTGATGCAGTATGATAGGGAAATGAACAGCCTGATTAACACTATAATTAAAAAGCTAGGGAAGTTTTCAGCTAATGATGTTTATAATAAACAGATAAATTCAAATCATGTGGGGTGGTACAACACACCAAAGAGAAGGGAACAGCTAAAAACATGGGCTGATAGTGTTGATGTGGTTAGTAAAATTACTATCAGGTAAGGGTAAAAAAATTGGTTTTATTGAAAAAGCTGCTCGTTTTGAGTGGCTTTTTTTGTGTTTTTCATCCAGTAGGGAAGGTTTTTAAAATTTTCATCCAGTTGTAAAGCTTTGATAATCACATAAGTTACAAGCTAACTGGACAAAAAGAAGAAAAATATACTAATTACTTATATTACAGTATAGTAGTTTTTAAATAAAAAAAAGCGTTTTTATTTTTACGTTTTTTATAATAATAGTTAGTGTGTCATATAGCGTAGTGTGGTCTGTTTTTTTGTCATTTCTTCCTTTCTTATGCTATCATTGACTTACAGCGTTTTTGGCTTTATCCACCACTTTTATTTTCTTCCCTAAGTTGTTATTTCAATATTTTATTTTATATTTGAAGCTCAAGAAGCGTGAGAATCTTCAAGATATTTATTTTAAAAACTTTTTCAATTTTGGTAGTCTCACGCACCAACTTTGAAAGAGTTTTTTTTTATGCAAATTTTTATGGTAAACGAAAAACTACAAAAACAGATTAAGAAACTAAGCAAGTATGTTCCTAAACATATTCACTTAGTACCTGAAATAAAAGACAGGGGGTTGACAGAAGATGAAATGAAGGTGATAAATGATTTACTTTCTTTTTATAATGTTAACGGATGGACACCAGTAAACGGAATGGTAATAAAACACTTTTCTAAAAAATCATTTATAGATTTTGCATTTATGAATATAGCAGACGACAATGGGAAATTTTGTATTTACCTAAACTTAAAATAAGATGAAGATAAGCGTATTTAAAGACATAAAATCAGTAGCTCCACTGAAAGATACATCAGCGATAAAAGTGCTTGAAGGTATTAGGAACGGCTCTTATAAAACAAAGATTGCTAATATTAGAATTGAAAGTGATAAGAAAGCTAGAAACGAACTAAAAAGTAAATTACCTTATGCAACTTTTTCGGGAGTATTTACAAGTAGATCAAACGCAAACCTAAAAGGTTCTTCTGGTTTGGCTTGTTTAGATTTTGACAACGTTCAGAACCTTGAAGAAATTAGGCAAGAAATAAACAGCGATAAATATACTTTTTCTTCTTTTCAGTCTCCTTCTGGTGATGGGTTAAAAGTACTTGTGAAAATTCCTAGTGTAGACAATAACAACGATTATCAAGACTATTATATTGAGTTAATTAACCACTTTCAACAGTATCACGAATTAGACAAGGGTACAAAAGACATTGCCAGAGCTTGCTATTTGTCTTATGATGATGAACTTTATTTGAATAATGACAGTGAAACATTTACAGATAAGTTTCATAGACCTTTACCAGTAGAAACAAAGATTGTCAATATCCCTATAACTGATAAAAATGA